GGCGGTTAAAACAGCCAACAAAAGAGCCTATCTGCGTGGTGAGGGCGAAAAGCGAGCCGAATGGGGAGTATCCCTCGTTGTTGTGAACTCAAGACAGGGCGGTTGCCCTGATTGTGCAAAATATATCGGCAAGGTGTTTATTGACGATGTTTATTCAAACGGCAAAAAGTCAGACGGAAACTATCCGCTCCTCTCAACCGCAATCAAGAACGGTCTGTTCCACCCACGGTGCAAGGACAGTACGAGTACATATTATCCCGAACTTGATGATTTGGACGCACCGCTGTCTGAAGATGAAATCAAAGAGCTTGACCGTCAGCGAGGAATAGAGGAAAAACAGCAGTATGCACAGCGTCAGGCAGAACGCTTTGACCGCCGTGCCGAATACAGCCTTGATGAGGACAATAAACGCATTGCCCAAACCCGAGCCGATGAGTGGCACGATAGGGCGAATACGCTTGAAGAAAAGACAAAGCAATTCTCACTAAACACCAATGAACAGAAATATTACAGACCTGTTTTTGAAGAAGATATATCAAAAACTTTTGAACGCAAAATTGAGGGCGAAACAATTACAATTGATACCCACAAGGCAAATACATTGTGTGATAATGTTTATATTTCAGATAAGGTAAAGCTAAAACGAAAAGAACTTCATAATTTTGATATGCAAGTGAGAAAAGCGTTTGATATGCTCGGAGAGGTTGAAACAAGCGGAAAGCCTGAAATTTGTATTGTCACTCCCGAAGAAATGCGAGTAAATGCTATTGCTTCATATATGCCAATGCAAAATGTTCTAAATGTCAATTCAGCATACTTTTCAACAAGTGATTTGTCAGGCTTACAAGAAAACTTGGCTTGTCCGCAAGACGGATTGAGTACAATTCTGCACGAACTGATTCATTGGCAAGACGCTAAAAATTACAGAGCAAAATTCGGAAGTATTAACGATTATTTTGAATATTGCGATTACCTTAATAAAATTTATGCTCCAAAGGTTGAAAAATTGATAAATAACGGTTATAATATAGAGGATATAAGTGAGTATGCTTTTGAATGCTTAAAAGATAAAGCTATGGATGAAGTGTATAACGAGTACAGAGTCAGCAAACTTTTAGGGTGATGATGGTATGAGATTGATACAAACTGAAGAACAAAAATCTCTATGGAATGCGTTTAAGCCGTACCTTGTAACAAATGGTTTAAATGTCACTTTGCGTGAAGATGCTCCACAAGAAGCTAAAGATGCTGAAGCACTTTACAGTAAGCTTAGAGAGAAACAAAAAATGCAATATCTAAAAAATAGTGGCATAATCTAACCGCTCCGTAAAAAGGGCGGTTTTGTTATATGCAATTCACAAAAACAGCATAAAATTACGAATTGAGCATTTTATAATCGACAGCAATGTTGATTATAGGGTGCTTTTTGCATTTAAACCCGTCGATTTCGACCGGTTTAGAAAGGTGGTGACAGAATGAAAATCAGAGTAACAACAGCATTTAATGACAGGCAGAACGGTTATGTAACCCGACCTGTGAATGAAGTTTTTGAATGCTCAGAGCAGAGAGCAAAGGAACTCATTGACGGCGGTTTTGCAGAAGAGGTCAAGTCTGACGCTCCCAAAAAGCCGAGAACCAAAGCAGTTAAAACAGAAAAAACAGAAAAAGCGGATTAAGCACTTTACGAATATGTAAGGTGCTTTTTTATTGTCCGAAGACATTAAACTACGGGAGACACCGTGCAAAACTGAAACAGAGAGACACTCTATAAACTGATTACGGGAGACACCCGAAAAACTGAAAGGATATGAAAAAATGGCAGAACCAAATCCAACACCAACCCCCAATGAACCGACACCTGCACCGCAGGGAAACGCTCCTGTCTTTGATTACGACAAGCTCGCAAGCCTTATTACAGGCAAACAAAGCGTGACAGAGGACACCGTGTTGAAGTCTTATTTTAAGGAGCAGGGATTGTCAGCCGATGAGATGAAAGAGGCTATCGGTGCTTTTAAAAAGCAGAAAGCCAAGAACACTCCCGACTTTGCAAAAATGCAGTCGGAAGTTGAATCCGCAAACAACGCAAAACTTATGGCAGAAGTCAACCAATCGGCAACACTCGAAGCCGTAAAACAGGGCGTTGACATTGCAACCGTTCCGTATGTGCTTAAAATTGCAGACTTTTCAAAGGCTGTGACAGACGGCAAGGTCAATGCGGAAAAGCTGACAGAGGCTGTTAAAAAGGTGCTTGACGATATTCCCGCACTCAAGGGCAAACCTGCCGAGAACGGCACAGGAGTTAAGAAAATCGGCGGTGACGGCAACAGCGACAAAAATTTAACAGAAGATGCCTTAAGAGGAATTTTCGGCATCAAATCTAAAAAGTAAGAAAAGAGGTAAATAATTATGGCAGTATTAGAATACGCAACTATTTTCAGTAATGTTTTAAGAGAATTGTACGGTCAAGCCCTTACTTGTGATGACCTTTACCACTCAAACTCTGACATTCAGATTATCAACGGTAAGGATATTAAAATCCCGAAACTCTCGGTCAGCGGTTATAAAGACCATACACGAGGTGCAGGCGGTTTTAATTCGGGTACATATTCAAACGGTTACGAAACCAAAACCCTTGACCACGACAGAGATATTGAGTTTGCTATCGACCCTATTGATGTTGACGAAACAAATATGGTAGTAACTATCGCAAATATTCAGACACGCTTTGAAAAAACACAGGCTATACCTGAACTCGACTGTTATACTTACAGCAAGCTTTATACAGAAGCTAAGCGAGTTGGTGCAACAGTAAAAACTACTGCATTAACTGCGGCGAATGTGCTTGCAGATTTTGACGATAACCTTGAGGCTTTTGCCGAAGCAGGTGTACCGCTCGACAGGGTTATTCTTTATGCGACACCACAGTACAAAAAGCTTTTGAAGAATGCAGAGGGTATTCAGAGAACACTTGAAATCAGTTCCGCAAAGGGCATTGACCGCCGTGTTCGTTCCGTTGATGATATTGATAAGATTGTAGAAGTGCCAAGCTCAAGAATGAAGTCTTTGTTTGATTTTACAAACGGTTGTGTTGCTGACAGCTCAGCTAAGCAGATTGACTATATTCTTATTGACCCGGAAGCACAGGTGTCAAGAGTTAAGTATTCATATATCAATGTCTATACTCCGGGTTCTGACAGCCGAACAGCTGATAATTATATATATCAGAACAGAAAAGTTAATGGTACTTTTGCCATTGACGAACTTATGAAGCAGGGCGTAATCATTCATGCCGAGGCTTAAAGCGAGGTGAGAAAAAATGAAAGCAATCAAAGACAATAAGTCATATACAGTCAACACAGACGAGGAAGCTAAGACTTATGTATCCCGTGGTTATGATATTCAGGATGACAACGGCAAAATCAAAGAATATGGATTAGGCAAGAAAATTTCTGTTGATGATTACAATACTTTGAAGAAAGAAAATTCAAAGCTCAAAGCCGAAAACAAAAAACTTAAAGAGAGTACCAAGTCAGACACAAAGGAGTAAATCTATGTATGCCGATTACATTGAACATCAGGGCGGAGATGAAAACAGTATTATCTCTGCCGAACACATTGATGTTCTGACTTTTAACCGCATTGATTTTGAAAAACTTTCGGAAATGCAGAAGAGAATCATCAGCAGAGTGCATAGCAGACTTACTGCTTTTGAAGAAGAAAATGCCGATATGATTTCTTCCTACCTGAAAAGCTATTCAATCAACGGCACATCAATGGAATTTGGCGCAAGCTGGAATTTAATGTGCATCAGCGGAGTGGCAATTCCTGCCGACCTCTATGCGTTGCTAAAATCAACAGGACTTTGTTATCCTGCAATCTGAAAGGTGCGTGAAAACCGTGAAATTTCCGTCACTTGTAAAAAAGCAGTTCTGCAAAACTCCTGTCGAGGTCACAATCTACGGTGAGGGTGTTACCGAAGACGGAACACCCCTGACCGTGTTTGAATGCAAAAATCTGTATCCCTCCGAAAATCTTTATCCGTCAAATCTCCGCTGCGGAGGCAATGCTGTATGCAATGTGCAGTCAAAGGCAAAGACGGTCTATACCAAAGAGCAGAAAATTGTTCAGGTGTCGGCTGTCTTGCTTTTTGACGGCGATATTGCCCCCGACAGCCCCACTTTAAGCGGTGGCTTTGTAATCCTTGACGGTGTGAAGCGAAGTATCGTACAGGGTACAAAACACCGCAACCCTGACGGTACAGTTAATTTTACGGAATTGGATGTGATTTAATGGGATTTTCGGTATCATCAAAAATCAAACTCAATATGCCTGTTGTAAAACAGCTTGACAAGGCAAAGCAACAGGCTCTTGAACAGACAGGTGACGCACTTCTTACACGGGTGAAAAACAAGCAGGTAATGCCGTTTGATACAAGCATACTTCAAGACGATAGTACCGCTGTTGATTATTCACAAAGTGCAAAGGGGATAGTTAAAATTGTGTCAGATACTCCGTATGCAAGACGGTTGTATTTTCATCCCGAGTATAATTTCAGCCGTAAGGAAAACATTGCCGCCGGCGGTAAATGGTTCTCACCGTGGCTTGAGGGCGGTACACGGCAGAATTTTTGCAGTCAAACATTCACTAAAATATATAGGAGAAATACAGGACTTTGATTTACTTATCGGACATCAGAGATTGGCTCAAAAGCGTTACCTCAGCCGAGCATTATTACATCGGCAAGCTTGACAACAAGCAGGACAGGTCAATCGGTGTGTATTCATTAAAGCAGTCGGGAACACCCACAAGGGCAATCGGCGGTGAAAGCACCTACGATACAATAAGCGTGTCTTTGCTTATCCATTACACCGACAACGCAAGAGAAACCGAGGAGTTTGCACGCAGACTTTACGAAACGCTTTACGGCATTAAAAATGTTGAAATTAAGGAACACAAAATCTATATAATCGAACTGCTCACGGAAGAACCCGTTGATGTGGGAACAGACGACAAGGGTGTGTATGAGCAGGTCATTGAAGTTAAATTTTATTACGAAAGGAAGTAATTTTATGGCAAAAGTTGAATCGGGAGTATTCCCGTGCTATGAAAATCAGTTTGCGGTTGGCAAGGCAGGAACAGAATCCGCCACGACAAATATTGCTAACTGCGAAGAATTTTCTGTTGCATTTGACAACGGTGTCGAGGAATGGACAGCCTTTGAAAACGAGGGCTGGAAGTCAAGGCTTATGACAGCAAAGTCAATCACAATTTCGGTAAAGGGCAAGCGTACAATCGGTGACGCAGGCAATGACCAGATTGCCGCCCTTGCATTTGAAAACGGCAGAAAGACAGAAGTTCCGTTTATGTGGACCTTCCCTAACGGTGCAACCGTCCTCTTTAAAAATGCAGTTGTATCCGTTACATCAAACGGTGCAGGCGCAAGTACGGGTGTTGCTCCGCTTGAATTTGAAGTTATGTCAAATGGCAAGCCGGTATATACAGCAGCCGCTTAAAAAACGAAAGGAATGAACGATTATGTCAAAGTTAATTGATATTACAGACAAGCTTAATTTTGAGGAAAAGCCGAGTGTCAGAGTTAAAAATGTTGACCTTGCAATCAACAATGACGCAGTTTCAATGCTCAAAGTTGCGGCACTTTTTGAGGACGGCAACGGTAAAAGTAAAGATGTTATCGAAATGTATCATCTTCTTTTTGATGAATCCGAGAGAGAAAAGATTGAAAAGTTACAGCTGAATATGCACGATTTCAACGCCCTTATCAGCGAATCTGCCAAAATTGCAACAGGCGATTTGACTGACGAGGGGGAAGTTCAGACCCCGGCTACGACCTGATTGATGACTTTGATTTAATCGTGTCGAGCTTTCGCTCGGAGTACGGGGTCAGCATTTATTCAAAGGATTTTGCAAAAATGAGTTGGAATGAGTTCTGCTCACTTCTGCAAGGCTTAGGACCCGAAACACCGCTTGCAAGAACGGTTCAAATTCGCCTTGAAACCGACAAAGAAGTCTTGAAAAACTTTACTTCGTCACAGCATAAAATCCGCAACAAATGGCGGTCAAGAAATGTAAAGCACTATTCAGACGAAGATATGAACACCGTTCTTGCAGAATTTCAAAACTTTTTTGCAAGCCTGTAAACAAAAAGCCACTCCAAACGGGGCGGCTATTCTTTTGCAAAATTTTATTAGCGTACATCATAACGGTGTGCGCTGTTTTTATGCCTGTTTTTAAAAAATCTAAAATGAAAGGAAGTGGTGAATATGGCGACAAAGGCGGGTGAAATTGAGCTTGATGTCAGGCTTACGGGGGATGATATTTCCAAAACATTGCATAAGATTTCCGATTCAATTACAAAAAAGTTTGATTCGGCATTTTCAAGTCTTTCAAAAGATTTTGAAAATGTAAGCACGGATATGAAACAGTCCTTTTCAAAGGTTTCGGAGGGCGTTTCTCAGAAAACCGAGAAAGAGTTTTCAAACATCAAAGGCAGCGGTGAGCAGTTAAGCAATTCGGTTTCATCTTCGTTTAAGAAAATCGGTACAGCTGTGGTTGCCGCCTTTTCCGTTGCCAAAATTAAGGAGTTCGGTCAGCAGTGCATTGAATCGGCTGCGGAAGTCAATGCGGCAAATTCGCAGTTTGAGCAGACATTCGGCACAATGCAGTCACAGGCAGAATCAGCCATTCAGAGCGTTGCCAATCAGAGCGGTATTCTTGAAACCCGATTGCAGGGCGTCGGCACAAGCATTTATGCCTTTGCAAAAACTACTGGAATGGACAGTTCAAGTGCTTTGGGTATGATGCAGGAGGCTTTGCAGGTAACAGCCGATAGTGCCGCATATTATGACCGTTCGCTTGAAGATACCGCAGAAAGCCTGAAATCGTTTCTCAAAGGCAACTTTGAAAATGATGCCGCACTCGGTTTGTCCTGTACTGAAACCACACAAAATGCGGCGGCTAATAAGCTGTATGGCAAGTCATTTACGGATTTGTCGGAATCGCAGAAACAGCTCACGCTTTTGCAAATGGTCAAGGACGCTAATCAGCTTTCGGGTGCTATGGGACAGGCAAGCCGTGAAGCAGACGGTTGGGAGAATGTAACAGGCAACCTCAGAGAAAGTTGGAAACAGCTCCTTGCCGTAGTCGGTCAGCCTATTCTTCAGGTGGCAACTCAGGTTGTAAAGCGGTTGAGTTCCGCACTTGCGACTTTAACGGAATATGCCAAAGGCGCGGTTGAATCGCTTTCAAAGGTATTCGGCTGGGATACAGGCAACAACACCGCAAGCAATATCAAATCTGCGTCCGATTCTGCCAAAAGCCTTACGGATACGGCAGATGACAGTTCAAAGTCACTTGATAATGTTCAGAAAAGTTCCGAAAAAGCAAAGAGAAGTGTTGCGGGCTTTGATAAGCTGAATATGCTTTCAAGCTCTGACAGCTCATCTTCAAAGTCAGACACCTCCTCATCAAAAAGCTCTTCAGGCGGTTCATCGGGCGGAGCTGTTGCAAAGAATGTTGTCAAGGACACAAGCAAAAACCTTTCGGGAGCATTCAAAAATCTATACGAAAAAAGCGGATTTAAAGGTTTTGTCGAGAATGTACAGAAAGGTATTAACAAGGTTGATTGGTCAGCTATAGGCAAGAACTGCAAGACCGTTTTTGATAATGCTGTTCCCATAGTTCAAAAGGCATTCGGCACAATGCAAAAGGTCGGTTCTGCAAAACTCGGGGCAATCGGCTCTGCATTCGGAGCGGTTGCGACAATCGGCGGAAAGTCGTTTCAGACCATTTCAGGCGGTGTTGCTAAGTGGATTTCAAAAGACAGGGAAAAGATTATCGGCTTTATAGACACCATAGGCAACAATCTTACAAACGGCTATAACAATCTTTCAATCTTTTTTGATAATTTCGGTACACTTGCAGGCAATGCAATTGACAATGTTCGCCCTCAAATGGAAGAATCAATTTCCAATCTTTTTAGCGATCTTACAACCTTTGCGGGCTCAGTCGGCGAAGTTGTTTCGGGTGCGTTTTCAACTGCAACCGAAAGCCTTGTGGAATGGACTGAAAATGACGGTGCAACAATCACTGAATTTCTCGAAAATTTACAATTGCAGTTTGCAGATGTGTTTAACTTTATCGGTCAGATTTTCGGAGATATCGGAACAATTATCAGTAATTGGTGGAACGGCAACGGACAGCAGATTTTTCAGAATATCTGCAATATGTTTACCAACATCGGCACAACCCTGATGAATGTTTACAATCAATGGATTAAGCCTGCGTGGGATTTTATCGTAGCAATCGTAAAATCAGCTTGGGAAAACTGGCTGAAGCCTGTTTTTGAGGGTGCAATAAACTTCTTCGGCAAGGTTGCAGACTGTGTTTCAACCGTGTGGAATAACTTCCTGTCACCGTTTGTAAACTGGCTTGTCAGTTTTTGGGGACCTATATTTCAGAATGTTTTCAATGCCGTAAAAAGGGTGTTTGATAATGTGTTTACATTTATCGGTGGGTTGGTTACCTCTATACAGAAAACATTCGGCGGCCTTCTTGACTTCATTACAGGTGTTTTCTCAGGCGATTGGAACAAAGCATGGCAGGGTATCTACGACTTCTTCAAAGGCATTTGGGACGGCATTTGCGCCGTGTTTAAGTTCATTATAAACGCAATCATTGACGGCATAAATGCGTTGTGGACGGGTATTTATAACTTTGTTTCTGGCGTTGTTAATTCAATCGGCGGATTAGCCGGTATTATCGGAGCGGCTTTTGGACAGGATTGGAGCTTTTCAATGCCTGAAAATCCGCCTCTCATTCCGAGATTTGAAGAACCCACGGAATCACCGGCACGAAAATTTGCAAAAGGCGGTATTGTTAAAGCTCCGACACTTGCGGTTGTCGGCGATAACGCAGGTGCTAACAGCGGTAACCCTGAGGTTATTTCCCCTCTTAACAAGTTACAGGGTATGCTCGACAATTCGGGCGGTCAGGATACAGTGATTCTCACACAAATTCTTGACCTGCTTAAACGCATTTATGAAATGTTCATTATCTTCCGCAATAACGGCGGCAACACTTATTTGTTTACTGCCGAGCTTGAGGGTTCAACGCTTTTTGAAGAAATGATAAGACAGGATGAGCTTTACAGACGCAGACACAACGGTAAATCCGCATTTGCATAAAAAGGGGGGATGATATGTCAAATTATAACGGCTATTTGCTTAAATTCGGCAACAACATAATGCCGAATAAGTACATTACCGCATTTTCATCAACTCCGAATCAGCGACTTGAAACTTCTGCGGAACGAGATCAGAACGGTACGCTTCAAAGGGCAACGCTGCCAAATTACAAAACAAAAATTTCGTTTTCAACTCACATTCTTCATCTTGACGAAAAGATTGATTTTCAGTCGATTATCAACCTCTCAATGGCGAATAAGTTACAGAGAAAGTGCAGGGTAACTTATTGGAACGATGAAACGAACAGCTATTACACCTCTTATTTTTATATTCCTGATATTGAATATACCGTAATGAATGCCGAAAAGAATGATATAACCTATCAGCCGATTACTGTTGAGCTGATTGAGTATTAAGGGGTGATTCTTAAAAATGCTTGTATCTAAAGAAATTGCTGATAAGCTGAAAACAAACACACTTTACAACACCGTTGCCCTGCATTCCCCCGACGGCAGTTTTGAGGATATAACAGGTGAAAGTATCGTGCTTGACAGCTTTTCGCTTGAAAATGAAATTGTTGAAAAAGAATTGAAATTCGGCGGTTGCATAGCCTCTGAAATGAGCGTGAAACTCATTGATTATGATTGCTCGGCTTTGATAGGAAAGACAGTACAGGTCATCATAACGGCAACATATCTTGAATCAGAGTTGTATCCGTCAGATGATTTGTACCCGTCAAATACTCTTATTTGTCCTGCCGAAACAGGAACGGTTGAATGTCCTGTTTTCTACGGTAAAATTCAGTCGGCTCAAAGAGATAAAAAACAGCGTAACATCGTCAAAATCACAGCCTATGACGCTTTTTATGATATGTCAAAGGTGGATATGTCTTTGTGGTTTGCAGGCAAAGAGAACGAGGACGGCAGTTTTGCTTATGGTTATGCGCACTATCAAAAAGACGATAATTTTAAGAGCTTTTATTCAATAATCGCAGAATTTGCCAAAGATTATGCAATTACAGGGGTTTCACCGCCGAGCTTATCTGTCTTTAGTGTACCACTGAAATTTGATGATACCTGCGTGGAAAAGGTTATAAAGGACATTACCTTGTCAGGTTTAATCCAAGCTTATGCAGAATTAACTTTGAGCTTTGCCGTTATAGATGCCGACGGAAAAATGCGTTTTAAAAGGCTGTATTCTCAATCTTCCGTTGAAACAATCGATTCGTACAAAGATTTATCCTTTGAAGATTACGAACTTGAGCCTATCCGTATGTACAGTGCTAAATTTGCTGATAAAAAAGCGTTTTTGTATGGCAACAGTAACGATTTTTCGTGGTATGTTTCCGATAACATTTTGATGAGGTGCAGAACAACAGCAAGTGATATCGGCACAAAATATAATTCTGTTAATTTTTTTGGTGATGTATATAAATACCGCCCGACAAAAATTAAGCTGTTTTCGTATTGGTGGCTTGAGGCAGGCGATAAGTACACAATTAAAACTCCGTTTGAAGATTTGCCGACAATCGAAACATTTGTGTTCAATAAGAAAATGGACGGATTTATAACTGCCCTCACATCAAAGGGCGAAAAACGATTAGGAAAGGAAGTAAAAGAAAATGAACAAATACAATAAAATTGTCTTTGTGAACGGCTCTGCTCCGCCCCTCAATGCCGACAACCTCAACCATATGGACGAGGGGATTGAACGGGCAACGGACGGAGCAATTGCACTTGAAACCGAAATAGCCACAGCAAGAGGCGGTTCTAATTCACTCGGAGAAAGGCTTGATACGGCCGACGCAAATCTTGCAAAAAAAGCAGATAAGGCTACAACACTCGCAGGGTACGGAATTACGAACGCATACACGAGAGAAGAAACAGACAAAAAACTTGCCCGAAAGCTCGATTCAATGCCGTTTGACAGTGAACCAAAAAATAATAGTCCGTGTTATCTCACGAGCGGTACGGTTTACAAAGCTCTACTCTCAAAAGCCGATAAGACTGAAACCGATAATTTGCTCGCTGAAAAAGCAGACAAGGTAGATGTTGATACCTTACTATCAAACAAAGCTAACCTTGTTAACAGCTCTAACATTTTTGATTTTGATGCTTGGGCGAAAGGGCTACAGAGTCTTACTAATCCAGTTTACAGAGGTACTCTCGATAAAGTGGATTATACCGAAAAATCATTTGCTTTAACAGCCACTGAACCCAGGGCATACACAAACGGATGGATTTCATCATCACTCTACCCACAATCCATGAGAATAGCAGTTAAGCCTAATACAAAATATTTATTCTCGTGGCTTCCTTCCTCTACCAATTGTGGAGCGTATGTTTTTCTGAATGGAGTTAATTCAGATACTACTCGCTTTGAACTTAGAAAGGGTTTTGGTTCATTTACAACAGTAGAGGATACCGCTTATATTATGATTCGGTTTGATTATGACGGAACAGGATTCTTCAAAGTGTCCGAAATTATGATTACCGAAAAAGAGTCAATCTATTTACCAAATAAAGTTGCGGAAGGTGTCCCAGAGGTTGCAAACGAAGTTTTGACATTCGAGAAGACAACCCAAACTTCACTTGACGGTAAATACGATTCGTCAAATATCGAACTCGGCACAGCTACTCTTACTCCGTACTCTACTCAGATTGATAAAATAAAATCTGCAACTTGCCTTTATGAAAAAATTGGCGATATCGTTATTGTAAATGTCACCGTCATTATGAACGCAACATCTTTAGGCGGAACATCTACAATAGCTTTGCTCAATATGCCTTTCTCAAACAAATCGGATGTGATTGTTCATGATATCGGCATAAGCAAAAACGGCGGAATGTTCAGAGGAAGTGTAAATAAATCGGCTTGGTTGCAGTTTACTCCGCTCAATAAACAGGCTTATAATTTCGTCGCTGATGAGCAGGTA